ACCAGGAGGGATATATTAATGGTAAGAACTGTTCACTATGTAGGCATGGATCAAGCAACTTATCAACGGGCTCATAGAGTCTGGGGTGGTCCTGCATACTATCACAAGTGGATGGACGACCGTGTTTGGACTGAAGTTGGTGATAGTGACGTCGTTATCTTTGGTCCAAAATATAAAAAAGTCCCATACGTATGGGATGCCAGCGGAGATATGTAATGTCTATGCACATGATTCGTGGCATTCAAGTCCACGGAAATTCTTCTAAGAAGAAAAAGAAAAAAACTAAAGGGATCTTGGCCGAAGAAGAAAAAATGGCCAAGCTCCTCAAACGAGTTGGTTACAAAGGAGGTGGAGATTATCGTGCGCCAATACCGTCTTATTCAGAAGATCGTCCAACAGTCAAGACGTCGGACACAATACCAGGTTATTCGCCGAAATCCAAAGCTAACCAGTACACCGGTGATTATATCATCGGAATTGGAACCATGCACAAATCAAACATGGTCCCAATCACCAACAAAAAAGACGCAGAAGCAATTTCTCAAATGAGAAGAAATTAATTTTAAAAAATGCGTTTTAAGCATGTACATTGCTGGGAAACTGTGGTAGAATATACCTAGAATTAGAGGAGAATGTAATGGCTAAAATGGCAAAACGTAAAGTAAAAGCAAAAGTTCCTACACGTCGTAGAACTGGTGCATCGTTAATTCCTGTGGATAAAGGTTGGGTAGCATGCCAATCTTATTTTCATGGTGAAATGGAAAAGAAAGATCTTTCATCTAGCTTAAAAACTTGGATCAAAGCCAATTATAGTAAAGCTGATCAAAAGAAAATTTTTGCAAATCCTTCGTATGCTTTCGAAATGTACACTCACTATAGCTGTACAGCATTTTGGCTTACATCTAATCTACCTACAGATGAACACCCCATTCCGAATTATGTCAGCGGTCTGAAAAGATATGTTGGTGAATTAATCGAACGTGGTGTTGCTTTACTTGCTGAGAAGAAACAGCGAGAAAAAGAAGAATCGAATATCGTAGTATTATCACCTCAACAGCGTTTGCAAAAAAAGATTGGTAATACTATTATGCAAGATCTATTGACATTGGAAGATGAATGGATTGAGGGTGAAAAAACCACTCTTGATGTATATCAACAATTTCAACGTCATGGATTGTCGGGCTCTGCTGTGAAGCAAGTTCGACAGGTGATTGAGGGCTGGTTACTAGATTATGAGGATGCTTACCACAAACGTTGTCCTCAGGCTGTGGAAGGTTATTCACATTTGAAAAAACCAGAACTCAATCGCCGTATCAAGGCATGTCAAGACATGCTATCGGATCTGGACAGGATCAAGTCTGCTGCTAAGGCTACACGTGCCGTTCGTATCAAAAAGCCTGTGGCTGCAGATAAGCAAATCGCTCGTATTCAATATTGTAATGCGAATAAAGAGTTTAAGTTGCAATCAATTAATCCAATCATGATTATTGGTAAACAACGTCTCTTTACGTTCAACGTGAAATATCGGATCCTTACAGAATATCTTACTCAGTCGCCGAATGGATTTTCAATCAAAGGTACTACACTACAAGGTGTAGACTTCGAACAATCGAGACAGACTCGACTTCGTAAACCTGATGAATTCCTATCGGTTGTACTGAGTAAGACTCCGAACCAGATCGATAAAGAGTTTAAGTCGCTTACTACAAAAGTGACATGTCCTACTAACAGTCGAATTAATAAGGAGACTATATTGTTGAGAGTGTTTGATAAGTGATAGAAGAAAACTTTTTAACTAAATCAAAATTCACAAAGCTGGTTGAAAAGACCGTATCTGAAAAAGAACTTTCGTATATGGATGCTATTCTTTGGCTTTGTGAAAAGAATAACATAGAACCAGAAGATGTGAAGAAATTTGTGTCTTCTATTATCAAAGATAAAGTTGAAGCTGAAGCAATGAAGTTAAATTTTTTGCCTCGGCAGAACGATTTAGATAGTTTTATGTGATATATACTATGTACCATTTCTTAAAAATTTGGTATAATATTTCAGTTAATATTTCAGTTTATACGAGGTAAATATGTCTTTCGAAAATCTAAAACGTAATAGAGATCAGATCTCTAAACTAGTATCAGCCGCAGAAAAAGTTGGCGGTGGAAATACAGAAACCAAATCCTATGTAGATGAACGAATTTGGAAACCAACAGTAGATAAAGCTGGTAATGGTTATGCTGTTCTTCGTTTTCTACCTGCACCTGAAGGTGAAGATCTTCCATGGGTTCGGTATTGGGATCATGGTTTCAAAGGCCCAACAGGTCTTTGGTATATTGAGAACTCACTTACATCGATTGGTCAAAACGATCCAGTTGGTGAACTTAACTCAAAGCTTTGGAATTCTGGTATTGAATCAGATAAAGATAAAGCACGAGCACAAAAGCGTAGACTACATTATGTAGTGAATGCCTATGTGGTGAGTGATCCATCAAATCCAGAAAATGAAGGTAAAGTATTCCTTTATAAGTTTGGTAAGAAAATCTTTGATAAGATTATGGACGTCATGCAACCAGCATTTCAAGACGAAACTCCTATCAATCCATTTGATTTTTGGGAAGGTGCCAATTTCAAATTGAAGATTCGTAATGTTGAAGGTTATCGTAACTATGATAAATCAGAGTTCGATAGTCCATCACAACTTGCAGATGACGAAAAGCTAGAAACCATTTATGGTAAAATGCATTCGCTAAAAGAGTTTACTGATCCAACTAACTATAAGACTTATGACGAATTAAAGTCTAAGTTAATGCGTGTTCTTGGTGAAGAAGCAACTGCAGGTAGTTATACTGTGAAAGAAGAAGCAAAGATCAATGAGCCTGAACCAGCATACGAACCTATGACTGCCGAACAGGTTACTACTGATGATGACGATACAATGTCATACTTTGCTAAATTGGCACAGGAAGACTAAGGCGAACGGGGAAAGCCTGACAATTACGTCGAATGTACCCAAAAAAAATCCACCCTCGAGTCTGCAGCTCTAGGAATGGTGTGTGACCCTCAGCACATAATGAGGTACGGGCTTCCGGTATACAGAGAAGCTAGAAGGGGCGGCACCGCGGAAGGTCGCCCCTTTGATTTATCTACCACCTAGGCCACTTGGGCCTGTTCTCTTCAAGTTTGGATCATTAGAATTTACAGTATCAGTATTACCTGGGAATGACATTGGATTTACTGATGTTTGAGTAACACTATTATCATCAGCAGATACAACTGTATTTCCTCCACCACCACCATTATTAGTTGGCGCAGGTGGGATCATGTCAGGTGGAGCTAAAGCTGCTCTTAAATTAGAAATATTAGCAATTGCTGTTTGATAATCTATTTCCGGACTTGCCAATCCTTTAATAGTTTGTTCTGTGAATGGTAACCAACTATCATCAAATTTACCACCCATAATTGCTTTTTCAATTACTGGTACAGATGCTGCTAAATCTTCAGCAAATCTTTTCATGTTTAATGTACTACCATCAAACTTAAGCTTACCTAACTTTTCAATTGAAACAGTAAGACTATCTACAGCACGTGAACCTTTTTCTAAATCATCTGCTTTATCAGCAACTTTCATTACTTCATCAAAAGCGTTATCTTGACCAGTAAAGAATGAAATAATTGCTTCAGCTGCATTCGTAAGACCAGTTACAAAATTAGCTCCACTGAATTTTAAAAGACCTGCTGATATTGATCCCATTGCAAGCGAGAATTTACCAGCATTTTCAAATTTTTCTGGTGATTCTACAATTGATAATAAATTATTAACATTTTTCTTTACTTCTTCTGTCCAGTTTTGTCTTCCCTCACCTGGACTTATCCAATCACTTAATGCATCCATTATGCTAGTTGCTCCACCAGCCGTACTAAATGCTAGAAGCCCGGCAGAAATACCACCCATTACAGCGATAAATCCTGCAGTATCTGCACCAATGCCTGGAGTATTTACGATGCCAAGTAAAGTTGTTACATTATCAACTACATGTTGAGCCCAGTTTCCTCCACCTTCAGTATTTGATTCTTTAGAGAACCAATCTCCCAACATATCGGTACCACCCGATAAAATAGCACCAGTACCAAATGCTGCGAGACCAAGACCAATTCCACTCATAGCTAAAGTGAATGCACCACCATCCTTTAGCATTTCCACATTACCACCTAAGTAATGCTTAATACTTAATAGCGATACCACATTATCTTTAATGTTTGTAGCCCAATCAGTACTACCTGTCCATTTTGCAAATGCGTCTGTAGTTGTGGCTATAAGAGAACCAGCAGAAAATATGGCCAAACCTGCTGCAAGTCCAGTCATTGCTAATGGGAATGAAGCGGCTTCAAATAACATTCCAATGTTTTCTAATGGACCATCAGCGATACTCAAAAGAGTTTGTACATTCGTTTTAAGGTCTGTTGCCCACTTAGTTCCTTTATCCGCAAACTGTGCAAGTCCAGATCCAGTAGCAAATACGGTAAGACCTGCACCTAATCCAGCTAAAGCAGCTGAAACTCCAACACCATCAAATAAAATTCCTAATCCAGCTAAAGTATAATCATCTGCTATACCTAGTAAATTACCAACATTCGTTGCAACGTCTGTAGACCACTGAGTGCCATCACTAAAATAACTTAAACCAGCATTTAGAGCGCCACCAACACCGAATGGAACTAACGCTGCACCTAATCCACCTATTGCTAATATGACAGCGCCATCCGCACCTAATCTAGCTAAACCATCTTCAGTATAGCGATCACCAATTCCTAATAAAGTTTCAACGTTATCTTTTACGTTTGTAGCCCAATCAGTAGCAAAATAATCTACACCAGCATTTAAGGCACCGCCAACAGCAAATGGCACTAATGCACCACCAATACCGCTTAAGGCTAGAATGACTGCGCCATCTGACATTAATTGTTTAAGAGTATTTTCTCCGTATCTTTCACCAATTGATAATATAGCTTCAACGTTTTTCTTAATTATATTGCCATCTAATAATCCAGCGGCAATAGCTCCAGCAATCCCAACAAGTCCAGCTAAAGCTCCACCCTTTAAAAGTCCACCAAGTCCCATTCCTGCCGCACCAAGTCCAGCACCAAAACCTCCACCTTTAGCACTAGTTGATTTAGATATTGGAGAACGTGCTTCTGCAGCTGCTTCTAATCCTTTCATCTTGGCTGTTTGGCCACGATTAAGGAATAATGCAAATTGGCCGCTTAAACGATTTACCGCAGCTTCTACATCCTGTGTAGATTTTTTATTATCTTTTAATTGTTGAATTACTGCGTTTAAGTCTGCCATTGCTTATCTCTGTTGCTGCTTAGCTTCTAACTCTTTTATATAATCAACTAACATAGCAATATAAATTTCTTTTTCCCAAGGTATCATATTGTCTATCTCATCTAAAGAATAATTATGATGTTGCATTAAGTCAAAATTAGTCTTGTAATAGTATTGTAAACTAGTATGAGATAGACCTAGAATAAAAAAGCTTGAATTCCTTCTATTTGTTGTTTATTTTCATGACCACATGATTCACATTTAAAATGTGGCGTATGTTGTAATCTCGGTAATTGATCTACAAATTCTCTAATTTTAGAAAATTGTGTGCTATTCATTGAGCTTAAAAACTCTACTAATTCTTCTTGAGTTGTATCAGAAGCTTTAATGTATTCATTTTCTGTAACGATAGCTGAAATACATTGAGCAACGATACCAAGAATTTGATCTGTTTGTGAAATATTCTCATTTGTTTGAATAGAACTTACTACATTATCAAAGGTAGGTTGTTTTAATTCAACAAAAAGATTTTTTTCGAGTTCAATTTTATCAGTTAATTTTTTTCCTTGTGGAGGAACAATTTCATCTACGTTAACTGTTACTTCGTTATCGTGTTGACAATTCTCACACTTCATTCCAATTGTAGTAGTTTCACCTACTGATTTTGCTCTAATTTTTAAGAAAGCATATTCAATATCTACAGCTGTAAGATCTTGTCTTTTAATATCATCTGCAACGCACGCTTCAACCATATCTCCAAGAGCTAAAACGATTTGACGCGGATCTTCTGATTCAGCAGCTAACATTAAAATTTTCTCTTCTTTTACAAGAAAAGGTCTAAATCTCACTTTCGCTTGAGTAGATGGAATAACCATCTCATATTTAGGTGTAGCATTAAGCTGTGGCAAAGCCATAATTTAGTCTCCTATATATTCAATCCAATATTAAACATTCCGTCTAATCCAACTTTATTATCTATCCATCTTGTATAAGAAAACGATACATTTAATTGAACTAAACCATCAAGTTCATTTGATAATTCAATTGAGTTCATTGTTGTTGGAAATGCTTCAATCAATTCACATGAATAAACTGAACCACCTCCGATATCTATATTTCCACTAAGTGGACCGAGAAGCCCGCTACTAAATCCTGCAATTGGTCTTCTAAGTTGATGAATACGTATTGATTTTTGATATTCATTTTTATATGCTGGAGTTCCATAGTTTTCATCTATGATATATCTCATCCAGCCATCGATATATTTTTTAATTCCATAATCATTCATAAGATAGAATGTCATAGCAACTTCTGGTACTGCATAACCATATGCAATCTTCTGTGATTCCGCGCCGATTCTACGATCTGTAGTAAGGATTTGTTTTCCAGGTAATTGGACTTGACTACAAAGAAAATTCATTTCTCTACTTGTTGGTTCGTTTTCAATAATACCTGGAATTGATGGTAATGAAAATAAACTTGCAAGGAATCCGCCAAATCCACCAGAATTACTCGATCCTAAAGGTGGCATTTCAACTAAAAACTGATTTGCTTTTGCAAACCCAAGTTTTGTATTCGCTAATGTTTTAAGATCGTCTACTGATGCCATTAGATCGCTTTCCTTGATTGTGAATACACAAACGATG